AAAACAGCAAGATCTAAGCAAATTACAGCAAGCAGTTGACGAATTAGAGCATTTAGACATTGATCAAGAGCTCGAATTACATGAAAAATTACAAAATTGGTCTGAATTAGACAAGGCAAAGACTGCACTAAACAAAGAAAAAAGTACTTTAGACTCTGCACTTATACAAGCCGATAAACGTGTAACCAAGGTAGAAAAAGATGTTTTAGAGCTCGATAATGCAATGTGTTATGCATGTAATCAACCGTTACATGAAGATAAAAAGCAAGAAATTCTATTAGAAAAGGCCAAAGAATTAGAAGAAGCAATGGCTTATCAAGCCGACATTAACGGTAAATTAGAAGAAGTGTTAAAAGGACTTGATAATATTGGCGAGTTAGATGTTAAACCAGTTACATTTTATGACACAGCTAAAGAAGCATATGAACATAGAAACAATGTTGAGAACTTAAAACAAACACTTAACAACAAAAAAGACGAGGAAGATCCATATCAATCACAAATTGATGATTTAAAAAATGAAGCACTTCAAGAAATTAATTGGACTCCAGTTAATGAGCTTACCAATCTTAAAGATCACCAAGAATTCTTATTAAAACTACTTACGAACAAAGATAGTTTTATTCGTAAGAAAATTATTGAGCAAAATCTTGCATATCTTAACAACAGACTTACATATTATCTCGATAAATTAGGTTTGCCGCATCAAGTTGTGTTCCAAAATGACTTAGCTGTTGAAATTACACAATTAGGTCAAGATTTAGACTTTGATAACTTGTCACGAGGCGAACGTAACAGACTTATTTTAGGTTTAAGTTTTGCATTCCGCGATGTTTGGGAAAGTCTATATCAAAATATCAACTTGCTATTCATTGACGAGTTGATTGATAGTGGTATGGATACAGCAGGTGTTGAAAACTCGCTTGGTGTACTTAAGAAAATGACTCGAGAAAGAGATAAAAATGTATATCTTATTTCTCACAAAGACGAACTTATTGGTCGTGTTAATCATATTTTAAAAGTTGTTAAAGAAAATGGGTTTACAAGTTATGAAAACGACATAGAAGTAGTAGAATGATAGATGACGATACACATGACAAATTAACTAAGGCTTATTTAGAATATTATAAGGCAAACGAGGCATTTGAATCTCGCAGGTCTCATAGAACACACGCCGCCAGTAGACGTTGGTTGCGAAAAATTCGTGAACTTGCACATCAGCGCATGTCTGAGATACACAACGATTATAATGCCAAGAAAGAGGCTAACAAAAAAAGTAAAAAATAAGTATCACTATGCAGTGGACTTATGAAGGCAAAGTAATAGAAACTATACCAGATGAATACGAAGGCTTTGTATATCTCATAACCAATCTTACCACTGGGCAAAAATACATAGGCAAAAAATTAGCCAAATTTAAAACAACAAAGCCACCACTCAAAGGCAAAAAAAATAAACGTAGAGGCTACAAAGAGTCAGACTGGAAAACCTATTGGGGTTCGTCCGATAGATTAAACGCAGACGTAGCAAAGTTAGGCGAAGAAAATTTCACAAGAGAAATCCTATACCTATGTAAAGGCAGGGGCGAAATGTCCTACATCGAGGCAAGAGAGCAATTTGACCGCCGTGTATTAGAAACAGATGATTATTATAACGGTATTATTAACGTAAGAGTTGGCGGATCAGACAAATTAAAACAAGCTCTATTAGAACATAGCATTAAGGCAAAACAATCCAACACATAAGGTTAGCGGGCCAGTTTAAAAATACCGCTGTGGAAAAAGCATCCGTATAGGAGCACACGTAACATGCTGAGCGGCATCCGGTAGTAGGGTGTTTGATTGGCATAGACTGATTGTTGGCTGTCGAAAAACTGCACATTACACACAAAAACCGTATGCACAGGAACGAAGCAACGGGTAATGTATTATAAAGAAAGCATAAAAGCGTTTTATGCACTCTTTATGTTACATATGTCGACGTAGGTTGGGAAAGGTCAGAGCCCATTGTGT